AAAATACTTTCCTGGATATGAAAGCAGGTTGGTATCACAAGAATACTTAGATAAATTAAAAGAACAATGAACATCCCAGACAAAGATGATGCTCCATGGCTGGACACTACCTATGATGGATTTAAGATTCAAGAGCAAAGTTTTTATGATCAACTATGGGAACTTTTAGAGACTGAACTTGGTGATACTGTTCTTTGTGATCAGATGGCAGATAGAATCTATGATTTGATTAAGGAGTATTATGAGGTCTTGCCAAGAGGTAACGCACTTTAATGAAACTTATTCAACCTGATGATCCACAATACTTCTCACAGACTTCTGATGGTTTGTATGATCGACATCACTACAAAGTTGTAGGAAAGAATGGAGATAGTATTGTGGTTGACAATTGGCAAACTGCTCATGAGATATGGTGGAATCGAAAAGTATTCCTTTCACATATCGAAGTCCTGGATGTAAACAATCCACCACATAAGGCTCGTTCACAAAAAGGTTTTGGTTGACACCACCTCATGAAGAGTATATACTGGAGGGGATGACCCTCCTTTTTTAATATTAATATATAATATGACAAAAGATGAATCAAAGTCTTGGAGAGAGGACTACAAAAAGTATACTAATGACCCAAGAGATCTTAAAAGATTAAAGGAGGGAGCCGTATCTTTGGCATCTTCCTGGCATCTTCAAGCCATGTATAATAAGTGGAAAAAGATCAAGGGTATTAAAGATCCTGAACCTCCAAACTGTCAGTCATCATTCAAAGAGTGGAACAAATCCACCAAGGATCAATGAACGATCACAGTATCTTCCCCCTATTTCGTGATCAAATAGGGGGATTTCTAATAGCACTAATCACAATCTCGATTCCATTCCTGATACTATTATGAAAAACTTTGCAGTTTATTCAAAGATTGGCTGTCCTTATTGCACTAAAGTTATTGGTGCATTACAACTTGCTGACTTAAGATTTGTCGAGTATAAACTCGGTAGAGATTTCAACAAAGAAGGATTTTATGAGGAGTTTGGTAAGGGTGCAACCTTCCCACAAGTTCTTGTAGATGGTAAAAAACTTGGCGGATGCATGGAAACTGTTAAATATCTCAGAGAAAACAAACTTGTCTGATGAAGGACGAACTCTACGACGTTGTAGAAAAAACTATAGATTACGTATTCGAAGGTAGATACATGTTGAACATGTATGAATACCTGAAGAGTAGTAAGGTCTCTAGAACGGTCGTAGATGAGTTCCTGATGAGTTGTACTGCCACTGAGGTAAAGAACCTTGTACTGGACCTTGAGGGGTATCTAGAGGGTGGTAATGACGACACTCACAAACAATTACGTGAGGGTTACGGTCATCTTGGTAAACCAGAGGCAAGGAAAATAAAAAATTATCTCGTGAAAATTCTTGAGGATGCAGAAAGATACCGACATGACAAAAGACCAGGAAGAAAACCAAGACTCTCTAAATAATGACAATGAATCTCCGAAAATGAATCGGGGGTTTGAATTATTACTCAGAAATAAAAAGAGGAGGACACCACCAAAGACTTTTCAGATAAGGTTTGGAAAGATGGTCTCCTTCTTTCGAAGAGAGTTCCATTTTTTCTTAGACATTCAGTTTGACATAAGAAAAAAGGAGGGCTAAGATGTTAGCAGTCACACTTACACTATCTTCGATCATTTCAATCATGTTCCTATTGGTTGGAGGGGTCATCGGATATCTTTTAAAGGAGTATGTAATCGAGAGGAACTCAACACTTATCCCAACACATCCAGAAATGTTTGATGAGAATGGCATGATCATTCCAGACGACATCCTGGCAGTTAGATTTGAAAACAACCTTGAGGACTTTGATTCTGAGGATTGACACCCACAATTAAGTATATTACACTGATACCATGGCAACAAAATCTTACACCGTGAAAACAAAATTACCACCCAACCCTTTCGTACATGAGATCTTTGAGTTGGTTTCTAAACAGAGATCCAAAGCAAAAAAGGTTGAGGTTCTGAAGGAACAACGGTGTGATGCAATCACCGCTCTTCTCATCTGGAATTTCGACGATTCAGTCATCTCTCTCCTTCCCGAGGGTGAAGTTCCTTATGAGAAGAACGAAGTTCCTGTTGGTACAGACCACACCTCACTTCGTAAAGAGTGGAAGAATCTTTATCACTTCGTGAAAGGTGGTAATGATAGTCTGTCAAAGACTCGTAGGGAATCGATGTTCATTCAGATCCTTGAGGGTCTTCATCCTCATGAGGCTGATATCCTGTGTCTGGTGAAGGACAAGGCTCTTGCATCTCGATTCAAGATCAGTCGTGACGTGGTAGAACAAGCCTACCCTGACATTCAGTGGGGTGGACGCTCTTGAGTAAAGATATTAAATTCCTTCACCAAGATTGTGATCCTTCTCTGGCAGAGGATAGATCTCTTCCTTACTCCGCCTATCTGGTTGAGTATCTACAAGATGGTATGACCAAGTTTGATATTGTATCTGCTGCAAAACAAGTTGATATCTTTGATTACTACTGGGATAACTATCGTCATGACTTTAAGAACATGACACAGACAGAGGGTAGAATCAATCCAAAACTTTGGGGTAATTCAGAAAAGAAAAAGAAATGAAAGGGTTTGACATTAAGTTTGAGGGAATTGATATGGACCCAGATATGGTTCAGTCAATTCTTAAAAAATATAAGAAAATTAAGAAGTATCAAAGATCAAGCATCTTCGAGGTTAAGACGATGGACGGTACAGAAGACATCGTTTCTGAGATGATTAAGGAAGGTGAAGAATACGGTCCACTTGACTAAATACTTGTAATGGTCTATACTAGACCTACGTTCAACCCACTTCGGTGGGTCGCAAGTAAGTCGCGGAACGGAGCGTTAGCAATTAGAATGATTTATTACACTTACTACTCTTACGAACCCTTTGGGAGAGGCTACATTGGTAGCAGAGGATGTGAGTGTAATCCAATGGAGGATGATTATTTTGGTTCCTATGGAGACAAAACATTTAATCCTTCCTGTAAAATCATTCTTACCGAACATGCTACGAGAGAAGAGGCAGTTGAAGCAGAAGTAAAACTCCATGAGTTTTATCAAGTTGATACTAATTCTCACTTTGCTAATAGGGCAAAGCAAACATCTTCTTCATTTTCTTTCTGTTCACAGGGAGAACGAATTGGTGGAGGCAATCCCTGTTTTGGTAAAGTTCGTGTTACTGACGGTAAAAATGAACGAGTAGTTTATGAAGATGACATTCCTTCTGGGTGGCGGAAAGGTAGAAGTCGTAATCCAAAAGAATACGCTACTACTAAATCCATAACATGCACCAGAGGTAAAATGTATGATGACTTTCTAAAAGATATAACTAAAGATGAATCTATTTTATCTGTATCTGATAGAAAACTTGCAGAAGTTTATCAAACATCTCATACTTCTATTCGTCGCTGGAAAAAATCACTCTAATCGTTCATCCCATGATAGAATTACTACTCTCTACAACAATGGCATGTTCAGATGCTGATGCTGTAATCTTTCGGATTAAGAGGCATGAGGGTCTGAAGCCAGAGTGGAAGTTAGAACTGGTCGAGACCATCAAGGACTATGTGCCAGAATGTAGTCACTACTGGGACGCAAACGACTAAAGGAACGGGCCTAAAAATCCAACTACTTTAGGAGTAAGACAAATGAACACCTTAAATCTCATCAAGAAGCAAATCGAGAAGGCATCTGCTCTTCACGATGCGCAGATCGCTAACACCGCATATCGTGGTGTTGAGTACACCTGCAAACAGGATGGTGACGAAGTACATGGTACTTTTTGCTATCGTGGTCGCACTTATGTAAAGTGAGATGGAAGCACTACAAATAACTGGGATCGTATCCCTTAGTTCTGTAGCATTACTATCATTACTTTACGGTGAGTTAACCCTCTTACAAAAGAGTTAGGAGGGCAAAATGCTGAAGATCAGACTTGAATATGATCTTCCAGTATTTGATCCAGATAAACATGATCCAGATAAAACATTCGCGTTTTTGACGTATCGTGGTGTT